CTTTGTTAAGTGCCTTACAACCAGGCTGTAGAAAGAATGGAAGGTTTTCCAACATGAGTGTAACACGTGCGAGCATCTCTCGTGCAGTTGCACCTTTGTTCGCAAGTATTGCAATAGTTTTCTCGGAATGGAAACAAGCATACCATAGAATGTATCCAACTGAACTGATTGACTTGCCAGATTGTCTACAAGCGAGTACAATAGAAAACCTATTCTCTTCGAAATGTTCGAACATTTTTTCTTGATATGGATATAGATCGAAATTAACCAGACCACGGTCAAGATGCACCACCTTTACATATGTACGACAAAAGTATGCGGGATCTTCCATACACTTCTGGTACTCTTTTATTTTCTCTTCTGTCCAATTCTCGGCAACCCCATCACGTTTAATTTGGGGATTACCAAGATAAGATTCCTTAGTCTGAGTCGTCATGCGGGATCACTTGTTTCTCATTCTGTAAAAATCGTTGGAGTTCAGTTGTTGAACCTAGAAACACATTGTTAGTGGTATTACCACCGTTGCCATCTACCAGAGCAGGTACATCAGATTTCTCAACATCTTTCTTCTTCTTATTGAGATCCATTAACTTATCGTTAACATCAGCAATACCCTTTATCATACCAGACAATACTTCGAATGCGCGAGGGTGTTCACTCTCACGTGCAACTTCAATCATGAGTTCCAGAGATTCACGTCCCTTTTCAATTAGGTCGTAGTAGGTCTCTCTAGAATAGTCATAATCACTTTTGATATTATCTTTATTGTCATCTGACATTAAAATGCACTATCCAAATATAATTCTAAAAATCCATAGTCGCTATCTGCACTAATTCCAACCGGAGTTGGTGTAGTTTGGATGCGTGTGTGAAACAGATCTCCTTCTGCTCCTATAGTATATAGATTATTGTTAACTTCGCGTATGACCGGTGATTGTGAGGTTGGGCCGTAGAAGTTTATTTTCATACCGAATGATAGTGTGTATATGATGGTTCTTCGATCACCAACAGAACCTTCAAAGTCGTCCGAGAAAGATATTGCCTGTAATGTAATAGGTACGTCTTCTTTTATCTCGGGGAACTCTGAACTGAAAGGTTTTACACCAACCGTATATGATGGGTTGAAGTATGGTATAATCTGTTCGACCATTTGCAATGCGTCATCTTGACTCTTTGCATATACGTTGACATCAAATGTCATATCATATGGTACGGACACATAGAAGTTATTACGTTTAGTCTCACTACCTTGAAGTGTAGTCGAGAACGTATTTGTCTTGGGTAGTTGTCTCTGAGGGTCATATGCCATAGAAGTAATCTCGAAAGACATCCGAGGCAACTTAATTGCAACTCTACGTTCCTGTTCTTCACCTTCTCTCATTTCCTGAAGACGTTGAATGAAACTTCTCTTGGGGGCATATGATAACGGAACTTTGACTTGAGAGATAGTCTCTCCTGCCGAGTTAGTTCTCAACACATATATGTTATTAAATAAAGAACCGAATACGGATACCGCAGTTCTTACTCTCTTGTGATAAAAATGTGTTCCGAACATTATGCCATATCTCCAAACGGATTTCCTTCAGAAAAATCTAAAAAATCACTTTCGAAATCATCAAAGTAATCTCCCTGAGAAAGACCTGCGGCCACCTCTTCTATTTGTTGTAACTCTTCTACCAGATTCGGTGCATAGGTTGCACTAGGAGAAACTACCGCTCTTGTTGTATTGAATGTGTGATACTTACCGTCTGTCGCACCCACATGAGCCAGATACAAAGTATTGTCCGAGTCAGACCATTTTGCAACCTCGCCGGTCATGGAGTATCCACTACCAGACTGTGTTACTATCTCACCACGTTTGTAATCATTAACACTGTATGGAACAGAAATCGTTACGGTCGGTGGTTCGTTGTAATATATACCCGAGTTTGTCAAGATAAAGGAATCTATCACACCATCCGAATCGATTGTAGATGTAGCGGTTGCACTGATTGCATCGAAATGTAACAATACGGCATCTTTATCATCTGCACTATATGCGACTTCAGTAGTTACTATTACGGTATCAACACCAACAACAGTATATCTTGGTTCTAGAAGTTCTGCCTTCGTGCCAACTTGAACACGGAATTCATCGATGAATCCATTCAATCCACTCCAGTCAACACCATCGACTGTACGTGCCGCAGTTCCACCTACCGAGTAACCATTATCAGACACCCAGTCGAAAGTAACACCTGCAAGATTAGCATCAAACTTTTTCTCGAAATCAAAGTATATAACTAGATTATTTGTATCAAATGCACCGATAAGTATGTGATGCCAAGTATCTTCTTGAAATAAGACGTTATTACCAGTAAGTACTGTGGCACCACCGCCAGAATTATCACCACGACTATATGTTAACTGTCCGAGACTATTTACACCCCAGAAATATTGGGCGGGAAGATCGTCATCACTTCCACCTGTCTCGAAAAAGATTGACTGGCCAGAAGAAGGCAAATCATCAATATATATCCAAGCTTCAATTACACCATGCAATCCAGTCTGTGTGTAATTAGATTCTGAACCACGACCACGACCTACATCTAGAGACGCATTACCGAACTGTGAATTACTACCCAAGGCAGATTCTAGAGTTATTGTGGGTGCAGAAGTATATCCCTTACCTGAGAAACCAGCTTGAAACTGTGTCACTTGTCCATCGAGATTGATCAGTGTAGTTGCAGTTGCTCTCGCAACCTCTGGTGAGTCCATGACCAATTTGTATTGGTATGCACCCTCAACTTCAATATCATCAATACCCTCGATATCGGTATCAAAGTCTTCATCGTTATATTCGAACAATTCACACTGGAGTCTATAAGTCGGTAGTTGACTTAGTTGATAGAAAGGTGTTTCGGTTTCTACCTTAAATATCTCAAACATAGACTGAGAGAATGGGATGTATATAATATCACCTTCTCGTGGTCTGAAGTTATATGAATCTAATTTATCACCAATCAGTGACTTCCAACGTCTACGGGCAGTGATGAATGTTGCTTGGTCACGCAACTCTACTCCAAACTTGGAGAATAGATCACCCTCTCCTCCAAATCCATCAACATTTTCTACATACATTTCTATCTTGTATGCGTCACTGAAATGCGAAGGAACGTCATCAAGGAAAACTTTATCCACATTGACAAGTTCACGGGGTAAATAATATACATCTTGGCCATAGAACTTTAAGGACTCGATTACCAAGTCCTCGTACAAGTTCTGTTCACCACGTACTGATTGTGAAACCCACGGATTCGTTGCCATTTTTTATCCTACAAAGAACATTGGGCCAATGTCTTCTTCTTCTCTGAATTTAGTCATTATCTGTTCTATCTCGTTAACAGCATCATCATAGATCTGTCTTCCCGAAATAGTAACACCGCCAGGTAATTGCATACCTTCGAACTTAGACATATTCTGTCCCCACTGTTTCTTGAGTAGTGCGATAGAATATTGTTTCAAAAACTTATGGTTCCACAACGAATTCAAATCCGAGTTTGCTCCCGCATTAGGATCCACATCACCATAGACTTCGAATACCACGTAGTTACCTACTGTGAAATCTGACTTGTCATGATAGAAATATACTCTATCATTCTGTCGGTCAAATGTAATCTGTGGTTCCCCACTTAGTTTCATATCAAGTAATGATAGGTGTTGTTGCATTTGTTCATAGTATGCCATGTCACCACTATGTCTATTTAGATCACTGATATCATTCAATCTCATCTGATACTTAATATCAAAGAAGTTTGTTGATGCAGTCACACTATCCACGCGGAACATGCGTACAACAGTTAATAGATCTTCTTGTAGTTCGAAAAACCCTGCGTCAATTTCTGCCTGAACAAGTTGATGTGTAATGTAAAATCGTCTTTTACCATCAGGATGATATTCACGAAACCATTGTAAAGCTTCGTCAATACGATCTTCGATCTGTTCGTCCGCCACATTAATTTCGAGTACAGGAGATCCTAATGCCCGTAGACAGTAGTCAATATGTTCGTCTCTTGTATTTGGATTGGCCATGTTATTACCTATTAGTTAAGTAGCGTTCCCGCAGAGTTATATACGTTGATTCGATAATACGAACCGTGTTGACCATCAAGAACATCAGCATCCAGACCTGAACCCGATCCATCTACAGTCTTGACCGCAGTCAACAGTTCATTTGCAGTAGAGTATGTTTCATCTACCGAGAACTGACCAGTCGCAGAGTCATATGCGATATCACCAGTAACACTGAATTGATCACGAATGTTTTGTGTCGTGACCTTGTTATAGGTAATTGTACCAGTTCCAGAGTTATAACTTAGAGAACCAAATCCAGTGCCATTATTATTGATACCGATTGCACCACGTGCAAGAGTATCAGTATACTGTGTAATGGTAGTTGAAATCGCCCCATCGGTGATTGAGATACCAGTACTTGCGGATATTGCAGAACGGACGTTTGCATTAGTTACCTTCGCAAAACTAAACTGTCCGTTTAAGTATGAGAGTGTACCATATCCGGTACCACTATTTACAGCAGAGAACAATGCAAGAGTTGACGCAGAGTCTACGCCAGGATTTGCTAAACTAAACTGTCCGGTCGCACTATCATATCCAAGACCAGAATTGTCTACACTGAATAAGTTACGTATAGTAGCGGTATGATTAGACAAACTCGATACAGTACCAGTAACATTACCTGTCAGTGCGGCAGTGATAGTACCCGCAGTAAAGTTACCAGAACCATCACGTGCAACAATCGTACTTGCAGTATTCGCAGAAGTTGCAGTTGTTGCAGAGTTCAGTACTTTACCTGCTGTAGATATATTCGCAAGTTTAGTATCAGCAATTGCCGCACTTGCATTGATGTCAGCATTGACAATAGTATTCGCAGTAATACCAGCCGAAATAGTAATGTTACTAGAACCGTCAAATGATGTTGCAGTACCAGTCACATCTCCACTAATCGCAATAGTTCTTGAAGTAAGAAGAGAATTTGCGGTGGATGCATTACCCGTTACTGCACCAGTAACATTACCATATAATCTGTTGACTTGCAAGTCAGCAAGTTCGAACGATGGATCAGAGGTATTGATGTTCCCGCCAACTTCAGGATCATACTTGTTGAAGAACTTCCAACGAGAGTCTGTAGTATCACGGAAGACACCCGCATGGGTATATGGCGCATCAATAGTATTGTAGTTACCGACAATACCGAAATCTTGGTTGATTGGTTGTGCGTCACCTTTCCAGTAATTGTCTAATGTATGTCCGATAGGAGACGAGAAGGTTACCTTGACGTTATATCTTAATGGAACAAGAGTGTTATCTACACCTAAGTTCCAAGAAGTTGGGCCAGTACCACCATCCGAATCGAATGATAAAGGAGTAAACTCACCAATACCTTCCGCAGAGTCGAAACCCCATTGGATAGTATCACCAGCACTATCGGTTCCGGTTACCTTGACAAAATATGTTCTGTCAGAATCACCTTCGTAATATTCTTTAAAGGTTGCGTCATTAAGTCCAGATAGACCCGCACCGAATACTGTTTCGATGGTATCACCTGCACCAACATAGATGAACTGATCACCAACGTTTAGAGACTGTACAGTAGTTGTTGTTTCAGCACCAAGGATGTTTAAGTTACCTGCGATAGTAACATCACCATCTACACGTTGGTTACCTTGAACACGGAGGTTCTCTGCAATCTCTGGAGCAAGACTGATCTGAATACAACCACCGACATTACCACCAGTTGCGGAATCCGAGACAAGTACCGTACCAACTTGATAGGGCCAGTTAGGATAATCCGGAGAAAATGCCACCATTTCACCCGCACTATCAGGAGAAACGTGAAGGATATCACCCACATTAAAGGATGCAGTATTCAACCCACCGTATAGACCACGTACTGTTACATAACCATATGCACCATTCGCGATAGTACTTGATGTAAGTCCAGATGTTGTGTATGTTGTACTGAAGTTATCTGACTTTGCAAGTGAGATGGTCGGGAAGTCATTTGCAGCACCAGTTACATATACAACTTTACCCTTGGGAATAGATGATCCCGAGTTGTTGAAAACTCGCATGATTTCATCTTGACCAAGTTTGACATTGATTGATGAGTTCGAGTATACAAGTGCATCAGGGCCTTGCATATAAAACAAGTTACCTTCACGGAAAGCAGGAAGGTTATTGGGAACATCGATATCCGAGTAGGATGCTATGTCTACGTTAAGTAGTTTGAAGTCACCAGAGTCCGCAGTAATTTTACCGTCAACGATCATACGATCTTCGACTCGGATATACTCTGCGTGTTCCTTTTCAATATTTACAAGTAGAGAACCCGAAGTAGAATCCACCGAGATTACACGACCTACGTGTGTAGGGTAACCTTGATCAATACTTACTTCGGTTGTTGACCACTTACCTGCACTGTCAGCAGAAAGATATGCAAATCCACCTTCGACCATACCTGAAGTGTTCAGGTCATTTACTATACCGAACTGTGTGACATAACCATGGTTCCCGTTCGGGATGTCCATAGTTGCGACACCAGTAACATTCGCAGTACCAGAAGCATCTGCTTTTGCAAGAGATATTTGGGGGTGAATACCATGTGCGGTACCAGATACGTATACGGCATCACCGTTATCGATCTGTGCACCAGTCAAGTTGTGAACATAGATTAGATGTTCTTGACCGAGGTTGATAGTTACATCTTGAACAAGTTCATTCGTTGTTGGTTTGAACGATAAACCTTTTTGTGGGTCAGAGTCATAGTACAACAAACCCGCAAGACTATTAGGCGCAGTTTCTTGTTTATCTAGATGGAGACATCCAATTTGTGCAGAGTCAACAGTGACTTTACCGAATACAACATCATCAGTAGTTCCAACAGACTGTGCAATTGCAACAGATCCATCAGTAATTGTTACACCGGTACCACCAGTGAAGTGTGCACGAGTTTCTGTTGCACTTGGGCCAGTGTATGTGATAACACCAGTTCCATTATTATAAGATAGAGATCCATCACCACCTGTATCTGTTACCGATACAAGACCACGTACTTGTGCGTCTGTTCTTTGTGTGAAAGAGTATCTACCAGTCGCAGAGTCATATGATAAATCACCACCGGCAGATAAATGCGCACGGACTTCACTCGCATTTGGGCCAGTGTATGTAAAGATACCTGTGGATGAATCATATGAAAGAGACCCATCACCCCCAACATCGTTTACTGATACTGTGCCACGTGCGTCTGCATCTGTATATTGTGTAATACTTGTCGAGATTTGACCATTGGTGATACCGATACCTGTACCTGCACTAAAATGTGCACGGACTTCGGCCGCAGAAGGGCCAGTAAAGGAGAACGTACCTGTAGAACTATCATACGAGAATGAACCATCTCCGCCATTGTCAGTCGCAGATACCGCAGCACGTGCTCTGGCATTGTTGAAATAGAGATTGGTAGAACCACCTTCACTTAAATCATTGGTAGTTTTTAACGCAAAGTCAGAATCGAATCCTGCATATGATACTTCGGTATAACCTAGTGTACCAGTTGCAGCGTTATATGTCAACGGTAAACCACTAACACTAATTGCATTTCTTGCGGTAGTTGTGGTAGTTGCGGAATCGTAATAGAGGTTAGTCGAACCTTGAGTTAGGTCGTCTGTTGTTTTGGTTGCAAGATCTGTATTGAATAAAGATGTTGCATAATATTTGTTTGTGCTACCTTGGGTAAGATCGTCTGTTGTTTTAAGAGCAAGACGATCATCGAATGCGGAGTCTGCACGTGCAGTTGTGTAGTAAAGGTTAGTCCCTTCACTTAAATCCGAAGTCGAGAAATGTTGCAGACCAATTCGTGCATTGAATGAACCACCATCTGCGGTGGCTAGTGTAAGAGTTGCATTAGAGGAATCGAAGGACAACCCCGAGACACCTGCAACAGTAACAGTTCCCGCACTATCAATTTGACCTTGCTCATTGATAGTCAATACTGGAATGGTTGTGGTAGAACCATAGGTACCCGCACCGACACCAGTATTGGTGATACTCAACTCACCGTTGGTTTCGGTAATGCCGGTTCCACCAGATATTTGTCTGAGTGTTACGATAGAACTAGAGGATGCAGAATCCGTTGTCTTGAAGAAAAGACGACCATCATTTGTGTTGATCGCTAATTCGCCAAGTTCTATATTTGATGTAGTCGGGCTCTTGCCCTTAACTGCACTTCTCTTTAATCTAAAAAGTGTATTCGACATTTGTCAACCTTTTCCAATATTGGATAAACCCCCTTATAGAAGGGGGTGATATTCTATTATTTAGTATGTTCCACCATCTAGTGTTGCGATAGTCGCAAAACCAGACGTTAATGTAAATTGGTCTGAGTCAAAAGACGCAACACCTTTGTTTGTGTAACTCGCAATCTCTGCGGCAAACAGTATAGTATTGTCACTATCCTGTGCAGAACCATAGGTAATGTCCATACCTTCGCCAGCGGCAAAGAAGTTGTTACCCAGATGATCTTCGATATATTCACGAAGAACAACACCATTACGGTAGATCTCACCACCAACATCTAGATCTTTGTTGGTGTTCCACTTGTCCCCTGCGACAGAGTAAGTGATTGTTGCGCCAGCACCATTGACCGTAATACCTGCACCGTTCGCAGCGGTCGCATCTGCGGCACTATCTGCAAGTACAAGGTTAAGGTCATTGACCGAAACTGTGGTCGAGTTGATGATTGTCTGAGTACCTTGAACAACAAGATCACCCAGTACAAGAACTTGACCACCGTTAGAGTCTCCACCTTTAGGGTCAAGTACAAGAACCTCGGTAGAACTATTAGTAGAGATCTTGTTTCCATCGATACGAATTGTATCGGTAGTAATACCAGTTAAACCGGTGAGATCTGTAATAGTCGCACCAAGTGCAACCGCAGTATCACCTATTGTAATTTCACTATTGGCAAGATCCGCATTTGCAACAGATCCAGCCTTGAGTGACACATGACCATTCGATATATCAAAATCAGTATCTTCAAAAGATGCAATACCTTTATTGGCACCATTCGCATCTTCACCTTCGATAGAGATGTTAGTTCCAGCGTGTCCTACATTGATACCTTCTCCACCAAGGATAGATACCATGTGACCAGTGATTGGTACAACACCATCATCAGTACTAATCTGTTTTACTACCGAAGAATCTAGACTTACGTCACCGCTATTGAGGGTGAAGTCA